TTGCGCCGCAGATACTGCGTGCCTTCCATGCAGGCACGAATGGGCTCCCAGCCCATGGCCATCGCCCAATACAAGGGGTCAGGAATCGACGGGTCGTTGTCATCGACCGCGTTACGACTCTGCGCCCCAAGCCACCCAGCAGCGTAGGGGTCAGGGCTTACTGGATTTGAAACTCCTGTCGGTCCGTACAAGTTTGCCGACCCCTACCGATACCCAATGATAAGGAGCCTAGGATTGGGGAGCTGGGCAGGTAGCAGCCTCCCAGCGCGACCAGTCACCGTGAATGACCGATGCCAGAAGTATGGCGCCCCATCGCTGGGTTTGAGGGCTATAGCGCCTCCAGCCTTGGGCGAATCCGCAACGACAAAACCGAGCGCATCCTCACGCTCACACGCACCAGCAAATACCTGAATGCGTGGGTGGCTGGAGAGAAGCGCTACGCCCACACACTGGTGGCGCTTGCCTTTCACGGTGAGCGCCCTGGCGGGATGGTTTGCTGCCACGCCAACGACGACGGGCAAGACAACCGCGCCGAGAACCTTTACTGGGGCACGGCGAAGCAGAACATGGCCGACGCAAGAAAGAACAGGCGCATCCCACTTGGCACAGCGCGTCGAGGCACACGCCTGACCGAGGCTCAGGTAGTGCAGATCAGGGCGCGCCTAGCCAACGGCGACAGCCAGCAGTCGATCGCCAATGCGTTTGGGATTGACCAGGGCACCATCTCCCGCATCAACACGGGTAAAGCGTGGGCGCACGCTTAGTCAGCAGCTTTGGATTGGCGACGACGGGGCTGTGACTCTTTTTCTTCAGGGATAGCGATCGCTGCCTGATGGGGGGACTCAGGCTGTGGCTTCGGGTTCCAGTAGTACTTCCACGGCCCGGGTGTCCAGCACGCCATTGTCACACCAATACCTAGGCGCAGTCTACGCAGGGGTAATCAGTAGACACGCCAGCCCGTGCCGCCGGTCTTCCAGGGCTTGATGCCTGCGCAGGGGTGTAGGCTGTGGATGCACGAGTCACCGCATCCATTGGCATCATCAAAAGCTCGCTACGAAGGCCCCGGTCGCGTTCGCTTCGCGCCAAACGCGCAAAAACGCCTCAACCCGGAGACAGGCCAGCCTTGGCGGCGAGGAGACGCAAGGCCAGACGGCTTGCGATTTGCTTGCTACCACAAAGACAGAGATTGCGACGAAGATGGCTTTTTCAAAGAATATTGGGTTGACGAACGCGGCTGGGCAAAACTAATGGCCAAATGCCACAGAGCAAACCAAGGCCGATACCTAAGAGGTCGATCTGTCATCCTAGAAGCAAAGAAAAATGGTTGCGTTGATTGCGGCTACAACGCTCACCCTGCTGCATTAGATTTTGACCACCTTCCTGGGACTGACAAGAAATTTGAACTCGCGCTAGGTCACAGTCGAAGCGTTGCAGCCATTAAGCGCGAGCTTGCTAAATGCGAATGCGTATGCGCAAATTGCCATCGCGTGCGCACTTTTAACCGCAAGCCCGCAAAAAGCGAAGACATTTGGTCAGTTGCCTAATAAACGCGCCAACCAGTGCCTCCTGTTTTCCAAGGCTTTATCCCGCGAATTTGCCAACAAGCATATCCTAAAGCATCCATCTGACCGCTCAAGTCATCAGGTCCGCCGTCGCCCTTCTCAGGTTGCTGCGTTGCCTTGTCATAAGCCTGCTGTTCAAGGCCCTTGACCATGCCCTTGCAGTCAGGGTGAACAAACAGCTGACGCTCACCCTTGGCGTTGAGGATCAGCGTGTTCAGACTCAGCACCCGATCGCGGATGAACGGGTTGGCTGATTGGGTCTGCACCCGCAGCCCAGCTTGCTTCATCAGACCAAAGTCCGAGATGCCTGCGTTCTTGGTGCTCCTGCTCTGACTGCTGGCATCAGGGCAGACAATCAGCTGCCCGTGGTCGATCCAGGGCTGGTAGTGCTCGCGAATCCGCTCGATCACCGCAGGCGTATCCCTGGCGATGTGCTCAGCGATGACGTGAATGCCATCAGCACGCTGGATGCAGACTGCCACCCAGCAACGATCCACGTTGAAGTCAACGCCAATCCATAGCGTGTCGCCTTCGGTTGGTTGGTTGATGTCTGACTTGTTCAGCTCGCGGTCGTATTCGGGGTAAACACTGGCCTGCGTCAGGTTGGTGAACTCGCCGTTGATGTAGCTGCGCAACAACGCTTCGGGGTAGTTCTCCTTCATCGAGTCAATAAAGTCAGCCGGCAAGTGTGGATTGTCGGTGGACTTGGCGCGGTACAACGCACGATCGGTTTTGTGCCCTTCCTCCACGAACAGGCTGTAGAGGATGCCAAAACCCTCAGGCGTTGAGAACATGCCTAGCTGCCTGCGGTTACCTGCACGCAAGCGACCCAAGAACTTCTCAACAGCACGCCTGGCAATCTCGGTTTTGCTGGTATCAATCTCGTCAGCACCAATCCACGCAGCATTGGTGCCGATGATCCGCTGCCAATTCTCCATGCTGCGGCAAAGGACAGTGGCAGGGCCCATGGGCAACAGCAGCTTGAACTCAGGTAGTGGGCTGGCCCTGTACTCAAACAGGACGCCAAGCTCCGTCCAGTAGTCCTCCAGACTGCGGATCAGTACATCACGCACCAGAGGGCCTGTTGGTGCAAATAGCACGCCAATGCAGCCTGGGTTATCCAGGCTCATCAACGTGGCCCATGCGCATAGCGTGCGAGTTTTTCCGGCGCCGTAGCCGGCCACAAACCCAACAATGCGATGGTCAGTGTCTTCGCAGATTGGACGCTGGTAGGACAGCAGGCCATCCATGACACGTTGACGGATGGCCGCGGCCTCCTCTTCGTCGCCAGTGGTGGTGACTTCAGCCTGCTGCCTTGGCTCTAGCAGCAACCCACCAGGGCAGGCGTCAAGGATGGATGGGCTCATGCCTACTCGAACATGGCGCGCAGGGCTTCGCGATCAATCGCAGCTTCTAGCTGACGGCGCTTGTCTTCAACGAGATGGTGACTGGTAACGAAGGCAGAGACGCTGATGCCGTCACGGGTGAGCGTGCATTTGATCAGCTCAGCATCAAGCACTTCGATGTCCATCAGACGTCTATCCCGATGAGCTTGGCCTGGGCAGCGACCGAGTTGAGAGCCGTTTGAATCTGACCCTTCTTATAGGCAGCGTTCTCGTAGGTGCGGAGACGCTGGAGAGCCTCGGCCAACCAAGCAGGACGTGCCATGTCGGCATCAGCAAAGAGCAGGTCGCGAGCTTTTTTGATGTAGGTATCGATCTGCCGTTCTGAAACGCGCCACTTTTCAGAACAGATTTGCTGGATTTGAGTGCGGCTATGTCCAGTGGACAGGAGGCCATAGACCTCCTGCGTTCTCAGGTGACTTTCTGCGTTAGTGACCTTGTTCGCCACGACTGAAGTATTCCTTGTCTTTAAGGCTAAGGGTTGCGCAGGGCTAGGGGAGGTTGGCGGGCGGTTCAGCCCAAAGGCCGGTTGTCACTCCATGGAGAGTGTGGTCTGGGTTGGCACGGCCGCTGAGCTGATAAAGCTGCTCCATCACGAGGGCTCTGTTGTCCATTGCACGGACATCGGTTGCGCCTGGCTTGTTGGGGTGAGGGGTGGTGCGGAGGAGGCGGACCTGCTCCTGAGGGGTGAGTTTTTTCATAGGGCGATGAGGGTGAGGAGGAGTCCAGGTGACTCGTCAGGGAGGCACCAACGTTTGGCGACGTTCCAAGAGGTGATTTGCTGATCACCGCGAGCGAGTCCAGATTGCTCGATTGAATCGCCGAGTGCCCTTTGGGCTTTATCGAGATCGGGCTTGACGACGTGATAGGGCGGAGCTGATGGCTTGAGGCTATTGCTGTTGCGTCCTGTGCCGAAATGGCCTTGAGGTCTGGGGAAACGGAAGGTAGCGGTGACGGAGATGGGTCGAGAAGGGTCCCAGTCGAGAGGTCGAGCTGCGACTAGCTCAGCGATGACCTGAGCCCTCCAAGGGCGCAGCTTGGCTTGATTGGAATGGCGCAAGCCGCGACCGTGACCATTGGCAACAAGCGAGCCCTGAGGGATCGGGATTCCAATGATGTCAATGGTTAGTGCCGGCATCAGGGTTGCTCATCAGCTGCGGGCCTGATGGTCCAGGAGGAGGAGGTTTTCTTTGTGGCGACGCCTTCAAGCTGTTCGAGTTCCTGGAGCTGTTTGACGGCTGCTGAGTAGGACCAGGAGGTGCGTGTGGTGAGTGTGGCGGAGCCAGAGGGGGTGGAGAGCTTGTCGGTGATGTCTCCGTTGTCGTAGTGAGCTTGGAGGCCGGCTTTGCACTCATCAACGATGAGTTGGTACGCCTTGATAGCGCGGTTGCAGCGGTCGATCTCCTTGATGAGTTCTTCAGGGGAGGTCGTGTTGAGCGGGGTCGAGGTCATAACAGCGAATCAAGTGGTCACGGCAGGCGTCTTGGACGAAGGGCTGATCAAGCCAGGCAGTCCAGTCGTCGTCATTTGGATCGAAGTCGTCTTCGGTGCCTGCGTAGGCGGAGGGATGAACGGGAATGGCGCTCAGAGGCCTCTGTGGGGCGTCACAGCCCCGTTTGGAGCCCCGCTGCGTGTGTTTGCGCAGGGATAGGGCCAAGAAGCGCCTGGAGGCCTTCAGAACGAGGAGGAGGGTTATGAAAGCCGTGAGCACCGGCAGCGATGCCAAGCGCGAGGCCAAACGCAAGACCGAGAAGTTGAAAGCGCATTGCATGGCGGGGTGGTGACTGCCCAAGAATGCCGCAGGGTCTACCCCTACGCAAGGGCATGTAGCAATCAGAAATCAGGTTGCAGGAGCTGGTAGCGATCCCAGCAATCGATCCAGGCGCTGAGGCACTCGTCGGGTTCGTTGGCAACGACACGAGTGACGCCGGGACCAGCGACGACGGTGACGCACTTGCCGATGGTGAGCGTGGGGTGGTGGTCAATGGTCATGGCGCAATACGCACCCAGTTGCTCCACGGCAGGCTTGCGGGACTTAGCGGCTGGTGCGCTGCCCACGGTCTTGAGGTCGCCGAGCACGACGGTGCCGCGTGCAGTGCGCAGGAGGAAGTCAAAACTGCCCGCCAAGCTCTTGCGAGCGTCACAGAGGCGGTATTCAACGGCGAGGATCTCGGCGTCTTTGAACAGCGGGTTGACGAGGAGCGGGGTGATCCACTCGCTGTAGTCGCCCGGATCGGGCTGTTCCTGCCCCAGGAGCGCCGCCTCAAGGGCAGCGTGCACGGTGTTGCCGCGTGGCTCCCATTCGTGGCGTGTGGCGTCGATGCGTTCGCGGGTTTTAGCAGGCATGTCATGCCCGACAACGCCCGTCACGCTCTGAGCCAGCCACTGGTC